TGGTTTAAAAAAATGAAAAATCATTTTGGTGAAATTAAAAATTATACTAATCCCACTATTAAGAAATGTGTTCCTGTTCTAGATAGTCTTACTTCAGGTTATATAATTCTAAATCCAGCAGAGGTAGCTTTTACTCAAGAAAAAGATCAAATAACTTGGAACTATAGAGAGGAAGTGCATTCAGCCATAGCCAAACTTAACATAGGTATACAAACACATAAGATGGGACAGGTATCAAAAGATATGTGTGACTCATCTGAATATGAACTAGCTTTTAAATATCAAAACCCTTGGAAAATAAAGACTCCGAAAAATTATAGTTGTATATTTACAAACCCTTTTAACAATAAAGTAGATAATATCAGAATTATTACAGGCATAGTTGATACAGATGATTACGAGCTTAACATAAATTTTCCCTTCTTTTTAAAAAAAATGCAAGTTGGAGAATCTTTTGTGTTAAGAAAAAATGCGCCTATAGCTTTAGTATTTCCCTTTCTAAGAGATAGTTGGAAAATGGAAATTAAAAAAGAAAAGGCTAACGTAGAGGTAAAAGAAGATTTTAAATTATTTTCTTTTATAGAAGATGGATATAAAAAATGTATATGGAAAAGGAAGAAATATGACTAATGAATATTTATTAAAAGTTAATGCAGAGGTTGATACAAAAGAATTAGATGAGTTTAATTTAAAGAAAACATTTTTACAACTCGCTATAACCTCACTACATCAAAACTTTAAATTTGATTTCAAGGGTGTACAAACTTCAGACGAATGTATTACTTTAAACTGTTTTTTTAACGAAACCGATTGGATATTTAAAGGGGATAGAACTTTTAACTTTTTCTACCCTTTAGATGTTGATAAAGCAGATTTTATTGCCATTCATAAAAATGAACCAAAAAGAACTGAAATAGAAAAAAATCACTTATACATATTTCCATATTGGATGACATATAAATTTTACTCTCATAATAAAGATTTTAAGCAAGTAATTTTACAAGGTGGTTTAGATACTATTGATAGACCTGTTTTAAGACAAATAGATAAAAGGTGGTAGAATGTTAAAACCTGATGAACTGAAAGATAAAAAATTCAGACTATATTTAGGTATGCCTATGTATGGTGGCATGTTATCAGAAGCCACATTACATGGCATATTAGAGGTTCAACAATGGACTATGGCTAAAGGAGTAGAACTACGATTTCAATCCATGGGCAATGAAAGTCTAATAACTAGAGCTAGAAATACCATTGTATCCATGATGATGGATGATAAGGATTTTGTTGCAACACATTTACTATTTATTGATGCAGACATAGGTTTTAGTTGGAAAAATATAGAAAGACTGTTGTGTGCCGATAAAGATATCGTTTGCGGAATATATCCAAGAAAACATTTACATTTGGAAAAAGCGTCAAAATATATTAAAGAAAATCCTGAAATTACTCCTGATGATTTAGAAGCAAAAATTTTAGGCTACAATATTAATTTTGATGATCCAAACAATTTAAGGGGTGAGAATGGTTTTTTTAGAGTTAATGAGGCTGCTACAGGTATGATGTTAGTCAAAAGAGAAGTTTTTAGAACGATGTTTAAAAAGTTTCCTGAGAGAAAATACGAATCAGATCAAATAGTTAATGGTCAATATTTTAAATCTGACAATTGTTATGATTTGTTTGCCGTAGGTCCTTACAAAACACAACATGTTGATGGCTCACCAATGATTAGGTATTTATCAGAGGATTATTATTTTTCAAGATTATGGCAAGAGTGTGGAGGAGAGATATGGGCAGACTTAGCGATGCCCTTAACACACTTTGGTAGTAGAGCTTATAAAGGACACGTTGCTGCTTTAGTAGGTCAGAAAAAATGAAGCTAAGGGTTATTCAAACAAATTGTTCTGCAATAAATAGTATTTATATTTATTACGAATTTTTAGAAGACATGGAATATTTAAATTTACTAAAAGGTAAAATACAACAACACGCAACAAAAACAGAACAATATAATTCAACAACTCTTTTAGCTAAACAAACAGATTATCATACACTTATAGAGGATAACGATTTTAATAAAATACATCAGTCGATTGGACATACTTTATACAATACTATTAATCTAAGAAACCCAACTCCAAATGATAAAATACAAATAGCGTTTGAAGCATCTTGGGGTATATGTCATGAAGAAGGCGACTCTACACAGGAACACATTCATCCTTTTATTAACTTTTCTGGGGCTTTTTATTTTGATGTACCCACGGAAACTAGGATGTGGTTTGAAGATTTCCAACAAGACGTTAAATTAGAAAATAATATGTTAATTTTGTTTCCCTCGCTTTGTAAGCATAGAGTTCATAAACATATAGGAAAACAACCTAGAATATCTATGGCTTTTAATATAAATTGTATACCCTTAGATTAGCACTCTTTTATTTTATTGATTTTATAGTATATTTGTATAATGCCATTAGTAAATTTTAGACCAGCACCAGGTATAAATAAAGAGGTCACTGATTATACAGGTCAGGGTAAGTGGACCGATGGTGACATGGTGCGTTTTTTTCAAGGATCTGCACAAAAAATTAAGGGCTGGGAAAAGTTTATCGCTACAACTTTAGTAGGCGTAGCTAGAGATCAACATGCTTTTGTTGATTTGGATGGTATAAGATTTAATGCAGTAGGCACAGATAAAAAGTTATATATTATTACTGAAGGACTTGCTTATGACGTGACTCCTATAAGAGAGACTCAAGCTCTTACTAATCCATTTACAACTAATGCAACTACATCAGTTGTTGTTACAGATACTTCACATGGTGCAGTAAAAGGAGATTTTGTAACATTTGATTCATTCTCTGCTATTGACGGCTTAGATATGAACAAAGAATTTGAGATCACCTCGGTCGCTAACACTGATGCATACGTGGTAACTCATACCAGTGCTGCTTCTGGCTCAACTGCAAGTGGAGGTGGATCAGGTAATGCGAAATATCAAATATCAATAGGACCAGAGCTATCTACATCTGCATTTGGTTGGGGCACTGACACTTGGGGTTCAGGAACCTGGGGCACACCATCTACTGTTTCTAACGTTACATTGGAAGCAAGACAATGGTCATTAGATAATTTTGGTGAGAACTTAATTGCTGTAGTTTTAAATGGTGGAGCTTTTGAATGGAAACCATCTTTAGGAGTATCAACGAGAGCGACAGCAATTACTAACGCTCCAACAAAGTCTCGATTAGGTTTAGTATCTACTCCTGACAGACATTTAGTATTTATGGGCACACAACCAACAATAGGTGGCACAAATACACAAGATGATTTATTAATAAGATTTTCAAATCAAGAAGATATTAATACATATCAACCGACCGCTGAAAACACGGCAGGTTCTCTACGAATAGCTGATGGTTCACGAATTGTGGCAGCAGAAAGATCAAGAGGACAAATATTGATATGGACAGACACATCTTTACATGCAATGCAATTTATAGGACCCCCTTTTACTTTTGGTCTTAGACAATTAGGTCAAAACTGTGGTGCTATAGGTAGTCACTCAGCGGTTGACATAAATGGTATTAGTTATTGGATGTCGCAAGATTCATTCTTTTTATTTGATGGATCAGTAAAAAAATTACCGTGCACAGTTGAACAGTTTGTATTTAACAATATCAACATTACAGGTTCAGAAAATGCTTTTGCAGGACATAATGGTGAGTTTAACGAAATCATGTGGTTTTATCCACGGACAGGCTCAGATCAAGTTAATGCTATTGTAGCATATAACTATCTTGAACAAACATGGTGGACAGGAACCTTAGCAAGAACAACGTGGATAGATAGAGAAGTTTTTGATACCCCCGTAGCATCTGAGTTTTTACAAACAACTGTAGCTAACAATGAAGTAATTTTAGGTTTGACAGACGGTGCAACACAGATGTTTTCACACGAAGTAGGTAACAATGGAGACGGTGAAGCAATAACCGCATTTGTAAAATCTGGAGTTGTGCAAATAGGAGAGGGTAATGATTTTGCTTTTGTTTCAAAACTTATACCGGATATTGAAGATCAGTTAGGCACTTTAAACGCTAAACTTGAATTTAAAAATTATCCTAATAACAGCACCAGTGTTACAAAAACAGTAACCTTTCAAGACAACACAGACTTTGTAAGTCTTCGTGGCAGAGGTAGAGAATTCACAGTCAATGTGGTTTCAAATACTACAGGCACAGCTTGGAGATTAGGAACACAGAGATTTGACATACAACCCGATGGTAGAAGATAAAAATATTTGAAACAAATATTTTTTCTAGTGAGTTTGCCTAGATCTGGCAATACAGTTTTAGCATCTATTTTAAATCAAAATAAAAAAATTGGATGTACACCTAACTCTATAGTTTTTGAATTACTTCATAATATAAATGAAGCTAAAAAAGCTAAAGTCTTTATGAATTTTCCAGATCACGGTTCAGTGCAAAATGTATCTAAAAAAATCATACAAAACTATTATCAAGACTGGAAACAAGACATTATAATAGATAGAAGCCCTGCAACCACCCCTAAAAATTTAGAATATTATGACTATCAAAACTATAAATATATTTTTCTTAAAAGAAGTTTAGTAGAAATTGTAAAATCTTTTATTGATTTATCTCTTAGAAATAACACTGAAAAATCTATTGAAAAAGTATATCAAGAAATAACCGATCCAAATACAATGTTACTTAGAAGTCTTTTAGCGTTAACAAATGGTTTGAAGAGTATAGATAAAGAAAAATATATTTTAATAGATTACAACGACTTTGTAAAAAGTCCAAAAGACGTAATTAAAAAAATTTATAAGTTTTTAAATATCGAATTATTTAATCATAACTTTGAAAATATTGATCAATTTTCTATAAACGGAATGAAATATGATGATAGCATTTTAGGTTCTTACAAAAATATTCACAGGATAAACACTGAGTCTATTACAAAAAGAAGTTATAATATTGAGCTACCACAGCATATAATTGATTTTTGTAGAAATTATGAAAACTTAATTGTAGTATAGCGTATGGCAAAATTAACCTTAACTAGATTTCCTGATCCAAGAGACGATTATGAAAGAGGTCAACAGGCAGAACTGATAAGACAACTAGAGGATTTAGTTTTACAACTAAATAGTTCATATACTCAGGAAACACAAGAGGAGTCTACACGAAGAAGTTGGTTTTTTTCTAATGGCTGATGTTTTTAAAAGATTTATTACTAATGTAACAACAACAGATTTGACTACTGTTTTTACAGTGCCTACTGCAAATGTTGCATCTACACCGCCTTTGCCTGTGTCGACTTTTATAGTTAAAACAATTAACGTTCATAATTATGATGGATCAGCTGCGGTCACAGTTAATGTTGATCATAATGATGGAAGCGCAGATTTTCAAATATTTCAGGTTGATGTAGCCGCAAGTAATACAAATACAATAAGCACAAGCATGGTTTATCAAGAGGGCGATTCTTTGAAGGTGCAAGCAAACGCAGCTAGTAGGGCAATGGTAGAAGTATCTTTACTAGAGGTAAAACAACAACTTTAGTGAAAGATTTTATTTTTAAAAGTAAGGTTGATAATCATCAACAAATTAAAAAAACATTGTTAGAACAAATTAATTTAATACCTAAAAACCCGGTCATGCATGAAAAAGATAATATATTACATACAGATTGGAATCTACCAATGACAATGGAAAGAAAATACTTTGATTTATTCATGCAAGTTATTTCTCCACACTTAGAAATGATGAGAAGAGAACTAAATGTAGCAAAAGTGGTAATCGATAATTTTTGGTTCCAGACTTACGGGAAAAATGGCAAACATGCATGGCACACACATTCGCAAACACACTTTAGTAATGTATATTACTTGGAATGTCCAGAGGGGGCAGGCACAGAATTTATTAATATAGATATGAAATGTGAAGAAGGAGAAATATTGAGTTTTCCTGCTTTTTTACCTCATAGGTCTCCACCTTTATTATCTGATTTAACAAAAACAATCATAGCTTTTAATAGTAGTTTTGATTACGATATGTAAAAATGAAGTTTTTTAACTGTGTTGATAATTACTTAGATAATAAAATTTGTGATAAGTATATTGAAATATATGATAATAATATTGATCAAACTTATCAATACTCAAACACTAACCCACTAAAAATAGAGCCTAATAAACATAGTGAACAGATTAAGATCGATTTCGACATAAAATTAAAATTAGATAATTTTGAAATAGTAAAAAGAGAAAAAGGTTCTTTTATGGACAATCATTATGATGAAGGCGATGATGTTGCTTTTATCTTGTATCTCAATGATGATTATGAGGGTGGGCACACAGTTATTGAGAATGAAACTACAATTGTACCAAAAAAAGGAAGAATATTGGTTTTTTCTAATGGTAAATTATTGCATAAAGTGACCACGATTAAACAAGGCACAAGATATGTATTAGCTGGTTGGTTCACAAAATAGTCGTTGATTTCCTAATTTTTCGCCTATAAAACTATACTATGGCAAAAATTGTAGATGAACCAAAGCTTCTACGTTATGACATGATAGGCGGTAAAAAAATACCCGTTTATAGTGCTAAAGTAGAAACCACAGTTACAAATACGAAAACAGGACATGAATATAGCTCCCACGAAGAAG